GAAAGAAGGCATTGAACTTATCAAACACTTTGAAGGCTGTAGCCTTAGTGCTTATATCTGCCCTGCCTATGTGTGGACTATTGGTTATGGTCATACTGGCGATGTAAATGAGGGTGATGTAATCACTGAGCATCAAGCTGAGGCACTGTTAACTCATGATCTTAAGAAATTCGAGGGATACGTCAATGAGCTGGTGGAAGTCCCATTGGAACAGAATGAGTACGACGCTCTCGTGGCATGGACCTACAACCTTGGCCCTGGAAATCTGCGCAGGAGTACTTTACTACGTAGGCTTAATGCTGGGTGTTACCGGGATGTGCCTGACGAAATGCGGAGATGGAATAAAGTGGATGGGAGAGTGCTCAGTGGTCTGGTCAGAAGGCGTGAAGCAGAGGCTAGGCTATGGGAGGGGGTAGATTGGAGAGAGGCCCCCGGTTGAGGGCACTCCCTAGGTCATCCCTTTAGATGACAGTAGACCAGTCTAGCTCGCCAGACATGCCTTTCTGTACGTAGTCAGTAACACGACGCTCAAAGAAGTTCGTATCTCTAGCGCCCATCGTAATGCCTGTTAGCCACTCCATGCTTGCAGGCATTTTCTTTACGTTGAAGTTCCCCTTGAGTCCTAGCTGGATTAATCTACGATCAGCAAGGAACCGCACGTACTGCTTAAGATCATCAGCAGTGAAGCCTTCAGGCTCATAGATCTCAAAGGCTTTGTTGATGAACTTGTCTTCATGCTTGATAACTTCTCTAGCGATATCATAGATACGCTTCTTAAGTTCATCGTTCACGATCCTAGGATGTTCTGTAGTGAACTCACGGAACAGTCTAGCCTCTCCCTCTACGTGCAGTGACTCGTCACGCAGGGACCACTCCACTACCTCACACATACCTAGCATCTTAGCCTGTTGCTTGAACCAAAGCAGCATGGCAAAGCTGCCAAATAAGGAGACTCCCTCCATAAATACCTGCTTAGCTAGGGTGTACGCCATGTCACTGAGCGTGTTACCAGCAGCCTCAGTCATGAAGTCCCACTTATCACGCATGTGCTTGTAGTCAAGGAACGCATGCCACTCTGCATCAGGGAACCGCAGAGTCTCAGGGATCAGAGCATAGGCACGTTGGTGAACTGATTCACGGTTTGCGAAACTTGTCAAGAGATTACTGATCTCATTGTTCTTGAAGTACGGAATCAGTACGTTCTTGTAAGTCTCACCTACAGCTACATCAGACTGGGTGAACAGACGCAGCACGTTAGTGATGAACTCTTTCTCACTGTCCGTGATGGTCCCATCGTTCCACTGCTGTACGTCCTGCTGCAGGTTGCACTCTTTCTCATGCCAGTGCAGTTCAATCTCGTGGGTCTGTGTCATCTCCACAGCCCAAGGGTAGGTGAATGGTCTGTATGTTTTGTTTACTTCAGTTAACATAGTGTCTTCCATAGTTCGCAGTAGTGAATGATCTTGTCGATGTCTTCTTTGGTTGCACCTTTCTTACCTGCACGGCAGGTGTACTTAACAATGCAGCCTTGGATAAAGTCCAGCTTGTTCTTCTGGATGAACTCAATAGGTTGGATCTCGAAGTCCTTGTAGTGACTACCTCCAACTTGCTTCTGTAAAGGATTACTGCCTGAGTTAATAGCAGTGATATCAGGATCAGGGATTCTGTTACCACGGTAGTCAGTGAAGTACTTACCCTCACTGACGTAGTACATCCCAGGATAATCAGTGCTTACGTCTGTAATCATATCGTCCTCCAAGTGTGCCCCCACATTCACACTAGGTATGAGACCTAGTTTTCTCGGGTTCATTGTCAGTCCTTATGTACTGTGCCCCAGGTAGCAGGGAACACATTCTCTGATTTAATGGAGCCAGGACGGATATCCTGTTTCCACTTAACTTTCTCTTCCCAGTTATTCTTAGCTGTTTTCAGGCTACCACTGAAGTATCTTGGGCGTTCAATTCTACGGTGCTGTAGATCCATACCTAGTTCCAGATACCGCTGTAACTCTGTTCCTAGATTCATAACTATCCCTCACATCCCATGCAAGTTTCATCGAAGTCATTCAGAGCAACACGCTGTACCTGCTGAGAGAATCTCTCGACTGGTCGCCCGTCAGTCTTCAGATAGTACAGACCTTTTACGTTACTCGTCATAGCCTTAAGGTGTACGCTGTTAACGTAGTTCACATCACTGCCCTTGGGGAAGAACAGATTCAGACTCTGCCCCTGGCAGATATGTTCCTGGCGATCAGACGCATGCTGGATAATCCAGTGCTGGTCGATCTCGTTAGCAGTCTTGAAGATATCTTTATCATCTTCAGTCAGGAAGTCAAGGTGTTGTACTGAACCCATGTGACTGTTGATACTCTCCCATACCTCTGGGGTATTCTTACCGTACTGTTCAAGCAGAGCAATCAGGTACTTATTACGGTACAGAGAGCTGCCTGCACGGGTAGATTTCTCAAAGGCATTAGCCTTCCAGGGTTCTATTGAAGCAGAGCAGTCAAGGATAATACTGTTGTTACTGTTAGGAGCAACAGCCAGAAGGTGAGCATTTCGTACTCGTCTTCCGTCAGTGTCTCTCCACGCAGCCAGATCATCAGGCGCTCCACGTTCATCAGCAAGTGTCTTAGTTTCTTCAAGGGCTTCTGCCTTCATCCACTTAAAGATGCTCATGTTATGGGATCTAGCAATAGCAGACTCTATCGGTACTCCTCGTTTCTGGAGGAACGAATGGAATCCCATAGCGCCCAACCCAAGAGACCGCTCAGCACTGGCACCGCGACGAGCATTAGCAAGAGCAGGAGGAGCCATAAGAATGAAAAACTCAAGCACATTATCAAGGAATCTGATGCAATCTCTAACAATCTGTGTGTGTTTATACTCGTCATATCTCTCCAGATTGAGACTGCTGAGGCAACAAACGGCTGAGCGATTTTCTGAAGTCGGGAGGTGAATCTCGTTGCAAAGGTTGCTTCCATGAATCTTGAGTCCTCTCTGTTTAAGTGCGGGGTGCATAGCTTCGTTAGCTAGATCCACACGATTAAGATAAGGCTCACCAGTACGGAACCTAGTCTCTAGGATCTTGAGCCACAGATCTCTAGCAGGCATGGTACGAATCACATCACCACTGTGAGGGTCTGTCAAGTGCCAGGCTTTGTTCTGTACCACAGCATCCATGAACTCTTTAGTGATGTTCACAGCATGGTGTAGGTTCAGATTCTGCCTGTTGATATCACCTTCAGGCAGACGCATCTGCAGGAACTCAATGATCTCAGGGTGAGAGATATCTAGGTACACAGCAGTGTTGCCTCTGCGTGTAGTACCCTGATGGTACGCTAGCATAGCTGAGTCAGTGCAGTGCATGAACGGCACAATCCCAGGAGTCTTGCCACCCTTCGTAGTCTTAGTGCCGATGCTGCGGATATCAGACCAGTGAGAGCCAACACCACCACCCTGCACTGTCATCCACCGTAGCTCTGTCTCGTGGTTAATCAGTCCATTCAAACTGTCAGGTACGTAGGACAGGAAGCAGGAGATAGGCATAGCTTTGCTGTGTACGTTCTTGTGTAGCCACTCTCTAGCTTCGTTCCAGCTCAGACCAGTAGGCCACTCGATGTTAGGAGCATTGCTGAGCACAGGACTAGCAAACATAAACCAGCCCTTGCTGGCGTAATCATAGATCCTTTGTGCCAAAGCTGTGTCACCAAAGCTGTACGCTGTGGCAGCACGAGCAAAGGCTTCTTGCGGACTCTGTTCACTGTCAAGCATGTAGTAATCACGGAGTAGCTTCTTAGCAAACGGAGTAAGTAGTTCATCACGTTCATAGTTAACCATAGTGTTTCCTTACGTTGTGGCCTCTGCGGCTGGACTTGAACCAGCAACCGTCTGCTTAGAAGGCAGATGCTCTATCCGATTGAGCTACGCAGAGTGAGTGGTGCCCCCTGAGAGAATCGAACTCCCAACCTACTGATTACAAATCAGTTGCTCTACCTATTGAGCTAAGGGGGCTAAAGCGTTACACGTAGTGTTACAGCCATTTGCGGAGTAGATACTCAATGCTGAGGAAGCAAGGATCGTATCTACCTTTACGTACTTCATTCTTCATCACACAGCCACGCCAGTGAGCGTTGCCTTGAGGGCCTTTGTATTCCTCTTCGTGTTGATAGAATGCCCCAGCCACTAGACCCTGCCTTACAGATCCATCACTCAGGTAATGCACACCGTACTTCATGGTCTGCGTATGCCCCTGGGTGAAGCTGTAACCTACGTTCTTGAGCATAGTATCCATGCTACCAGAGATAGGTGAGCCCATGACTGAGTGGGGATTAACATGATAATGCGAATATCTGATCCCGTCAATATTTACTACATGTAAGAATGGATGATATTCAATACTGTAATCTTTCAGTACTGATATGTAATCTTCAGGACCGATCACACCTTCTAGCTTAGGCTCAGCATTTACGGCACGTTGTACTCGGTACTCATGATTACCCTCAGTGAACACAATGCGAGGCTTGTACTGCTTCATCTTGTTACGTTTGCGAGTATCGTTGTACTTAACAAACGGTTCCATGAATACCATCATAGCTTCAATACCAGACTCTAGGTCAGCTCTGTACCTGCGTCCTTCGAAGTACTTACTACCCTTGGACTCATAGGTACTGAGGCTAGGCATGTCCCACCAGTCACCGATGACCACCACAGTGTCAGGCTTGTGGTCTACGATGTAATTCATGGCAGCAGTTAAATGATCCAGAGGCACACCTTGCTGTATCTGTGTGTCTGGAACAAAGAAGTGTTTACTGTACACGTTTCCTCCTACGCCTGCGGCGAGGTTTACCATGAGTAGGATGGATCAGCCCAGTGATATTCTTGCTGTGCTTTCTCCAGTAAGCTAGTAGCTTTTTAAGGTACAGCTCTTTTGATTTACCTCTGGCACCACGGGTAATCCAGGCTAGGATTCTACCTTCCACCTGATTGCAGTTCCTGCACAGCACACCACGGATAGCACCAGTCTTGTGATCGTGGTCAAGGGACGGTAGATTCGCAGAGAGAACACAGCCACACAGAGGGCAGAGATCTTTCTGCTTCTTGCGTAGCCGTTCCCTATGGAACTGTATCTCTGTTTGTTTAATCTTCACTGAAGGGGGTATCGTGGATCTGGTTCTGCGCTTCAACAGCAAGCCAGTACAGTAGACCATAGTTCAGCTTATCACCACCACAGAGTAATGCCATCTCACCTGTTTCTGAATTCAATCCCATGATAAACATAGCATCGAAGTTATATTTCTTAGCTATCTCAAGAGCAGACGTTGCATCTAATCTAGTTTTACCTAGTGCTTCTACGGACATGGGGGTCTCCAAGGTACGATGTTGCCATCTTGGTCTAGCTCCTGAACCATCCATAAGAGCTGTGCGTTAATGTGGAATAACTCCATGGTATTATCAAATGACTCGTAGCATTCCTTTGTGATCTCGTACCACTCCTGCTCATTGTCGCCATGAGATAACAACAGCTCTGCTGTCTTATCGCCACAGCCTTTGAGTGCTCGCTGAGACAGGTTGTACTTCTCTACAATCTCCTCAGTGCAGTACGGTAATCCTTTGATGTTATCAACACGATCACCAGCCAGCATCTGATAGTAAAACCAACGCTGTGCTTCCTCCTCAGTGATAAGGAACACGCCTAGCTCTGGCTTACGGTAGTTATAATGCCAGCCAGGGACCATACGTAGGTCTTTGTCCTGGGACACTAGGATGCTATCACTGGTCTGCGCTAGGGCCACGGCATCATCTGCCTCCATGCCCTCTACGATCACTGCATTCCAGTGTGTGTACAAATGCTCTCGTGCTGCATGGTAGTGTACTGGCTTACGCATGTTTACACGGTTAGCTTTGTAGTCAGTAGCAATGCTGTCTCTGAAATTAGAAGAGCCTGTCAAGAACACTTGAAACTTACTGGGAGATAAATCATCTACGATCTTCTGTAGTGATATATTCAGCAAGTGCAGGCAGTTCTCAACAGGCTCAGTGTCTGCAGCAAAGCCGCAGGCATATACTAATGAATCAGCATCTACATGAACATTCATAAGTCTTCAGGATCTAGGTCGAGTTCATCGAAGTACTCGTGATCCTGCTGCCGTTGAATGTATTTACGTAGTCTAAGATCAGCGTAATCAGCAGCATCATCGTCGCTAAGATCTAGCTCTTTGATTGCCTGCTCGTACCATTGATCCCAGAGTCTGGATTCATCAGGGCCTTGCTGCATGCTCCCTCCTAGTCTGCGCTACCAGCAACGATGTCATCGAATGCGCTAGACTCAGCAGCATCAAGATCACCAGTGCAGTACGCTTCAAGATCACGTGCTGTGGCAATCACGGTGGCAGAGTCTACGTCCTTCGCCTTAGAAAGTTCCAAGAGCTTGATAGCATTCCCGACACAGTTCTGTCGAATGATGCTCCGATCACGAGCAGAGTCTTTAGGAATAGGCCAAGACCCAGTGCTAGTAGTTCCACCGCTAGGAGTCGGTGCTCCTCCAGTCGGGACAATACTCGTGATGTTCTTGTAGTTACCTTGCATCTTGTAGTCGAACTGGACGGACTGTCCTTTCTCAACGCCAGGAGATTTAAATCCATTGCCGTACCATTGTCCTTCGATCTTAACGGAGTATGCAGTCTTCTCACCGAATCGGGTGTTAACTTGCTTGGTGGATACTGCTTCAACGATGCCAGTTTGCATCACAATGTCTCCTTCATGTGACCCCATGATTTACCCCATTGCACTTCAGCTTTTAGGGGGAGGTCGAATTTAATTTTAGGATTGAATCTTGCATTAAAGTATTCAGGTGCTGCTTCCATTATGGATTTAATATTACTGGCTACCTCCCTGTGGTTAACATGACCACTCACATCAAACAAGATACTATCATGCACTGTATTAATAAGCAATACATCTGGGTTATCGTAGAAGTTATCAAACAGCACACCTAACATCATAGGCACGATGTCACCAGTGGCTAGACCCTGGACAGGATAGTTCTTTATCTGCGTAGGAGAAAAGTCTGTCTGCCTGTCGGACCAGTCTGGTGCGTCCTGCTCTATGAATCTGTAGATCCTGCCAGTGACTGACTGAAGTTCACCAGTACCAGCAGGTAATCCGTTATTAGTGCGGTGCTCACTAGGTATGCGTGACTGACGCACTTTCTCTACGTTATTGTCTTGCCAATCCTTAACGCCAGTGTAGCGGTTGTAGTAATTAGCAATGAACATCTTGGCGGCGTCGATGCTGATGTTGCAGTTCTTAGCTATGCTGTGAGCACCAGCACCGTACTGTAGCTGGAAGCTTGGACCCTTAGCTTTTTTGCGCTTTAGTACCCAGTCCTCGTCACCCTGCTGTACTCGGAGCTTGATGAAGTCATAGCCGTGGTTATACAAGAAGCTAGCAGACATACAGTGTAGGTCGATACCGTTGCGAATGTCCGCCATCAGGTTCATGTCTCTGCTTGCGTAGGCTAGACCTATTACCTCTAGCTGAGAGTAGTCTGCCTCCATTATCACACCATCAGTGAATCTGCTGACGATGCATTCTTTGATGCTCATGGGTATCCCTCGTAATAGTCAAGTACATGGCGGAAA